GGCACAAGTAAAACTACCGTGCATCCTTTGCGAGATTCCTCAACGGATTTTTGCATAAACTTTTCAACCATTCCGCGACTGTATGGTGGATTAATGAAAACTGAACGGTTTATAGCTACGCAAGTGTAGGCGGTGATTTCTTTGCAAGCAGAAAACCAATCTACACTTAGCGCATCTTCTTTTTTTGTTAAGTAGTTAGGCACCAAATAATTATCGTGACTAGCCGCAGCATCAAGAGAAAAGTTAAATTCTTTGTTAAGCGCGTTAAATACTTCGGGATCAGTGCGCCAGCTGTTTTTCATATCAACGTCTAGTTCACTGGTTATTAAATCAGCCATTATGTTAAGTCCTGTAAGTTTAGGTAGCGTTTCACTATGGATTTGTGGCCATTAGTGGTGGTAGGTTTGGTCGTGGTAATACGTGTTATCCGTTTAGTGGCGTGTTGGTGTAGCGTCACTACGGCATTCATACTGGTAAGCGGTAAAGCGTGATCTGGCATAACTTGGGACCACCACACGCACGCTCTATTTTTAGCGAATCCTTGGTGTTCAAAACATAGATACTCGCTCACAATAGCTTTGCCGTTTTCGCGCACAAAATCTACTCGGCACGAGTCGGGCATACCGCTTTTACGGTGAAGGTTAAAAGTAAGGTAGGTTATGTCGTAACTTTTCTCACCTTCGTTATCACCGCTTATTATGGCTAGGGTAGATGCAAATTCTCTGTGCTTAGGTTCCTCTTGTATGGGGAACAAATATAAGCAAAAAGGGCAGATACGTTTACCAGCATGCACGCGGTTTTCACATTCCGGGCAATTTTTGGTAGGCGCTTCACCGTCTCCGTTTCCTTTGCTTTTTGGATCAGTTACTTCTGGATCATCAAACGCGCCATGCTCGGCTATGTTGCCAGCAAAATCTAATACCATACAATCAATCTTATCGTCAAAAAGACGAACACCGCGACCAAGCATTTGAATGTACAAGCTCGTTGACTTAGTAGGGCGTAGCATTACGATCATATCTATGTTGGGCGCATCAAAGCCGGTGGTTAATACGTTGACGTTAATAAGGCATTTAATACGACCGGCTTTAAATTGCTCTAGCATATCTTTGCGTACATGCTTTTTAGTCATGCCAGTTACGACTTCGCAGTTGAATATACCCTGGCGGTTTAATTCCTCTTGAATTTCGTGTGCATGGTTAATGCTGTGCGCAAACACTAACCAACTGTTACGTAGCGCGCCATGCAAAATCATTTCATTTACGGCAGCGGGGATAATGTCTTGTGACTCTATCTGCTCAGTAAGCTTATACTGCACGTAGTCACCATTAACCACTGGCACACCGCTTACATCAAGTTTAGTTTTAACGCCATGCTTGGGTGTGGTTAGAGGGGTAATATAGCCATTCTCTAGCATAAACTTAACACTTATGTCGTAGCAGATACCATCAAAGAGTCTATCCTTGCCCTTATATAGCAATCCACCGTCAAGGCGATAGGGTGTGGCGGTTAGCCCCACGACTTTAAGCAGGGGATTTAATATAAGCATATCGGCAATAAACTTTTGATACATGCCGTTACCCTTCTTGGGGATCATGTGTGCTTCATCCACCAACAAAACGTCAATCTTCCCTATTTGGGAACTTTTGTTATAGACAGATTGTATCCCGGCAAATAAAACACTGTTATTGGCTTCTTTACGGCCAACACTGGCGGAGTAAATACCAGCGTCTACTTCTGGCCATAAGTTAATAAGCTTTTCGTAGTTCTGCTCTATCAATTCCTTTTGATGCGTCACCATCATAAAGCGGCAGTTAGGCCATGCCTTCAACTGCTTTTCAATGTATACGGCAAGTATGATCGACTTACCGCTATTATGATGAATGAATAAATTATCATCATGGTAAAGATGATCACCATCCAAAGTAAAACCAAAGTATTCACCTCGGCCAATATGCTTAATATAAAAACCAGTTCTCAGCACGTTTTTTTTGCCAACTAGAATTGGTTTTTTATGTGCTACTCTAACTGGTATCCTTGATATATCACCACCAATATAAAGCCTGTAGTACACAACATCGTTTACTATTTTTTCAGATATTGAACAATGAAAACCAAGAGTTCTCGATATGTAGGCTACATCATCAGCTAGTTTTTTGCTTTTACTTGAATACTCAAAACCTAACCCATTAGCCAAACTGCCATCTGTATCAATAAGCCCTGCAAGAATATCTAACCTTTCATTCATGCTTGTGTACTTGTATTCATCAGGTATGTACTTATCACCCGACAATAAGTTATTTAGGCCAGTCTTGATAAATGCTTTTTTAATAGCTGTTTTTTCAACACCTTTACTAAGCTTACTAAAAAAATAATCAGTGGCTAAATTATTAACTTTAGCTGATTCGCGAACTGAGCAATTAAATATTTCAGCTTGGCGATATATTTCTTTTTTTATTTCAATGTCAGGTGTGCATACTGATAATGTGCAATTCCTACTGCAACCATCACCGATAAGTACACCTAAAAAATAAGGCTCAATAGGTTTTTTATCCGTTTGAGGAAATTCTATACCATTCGATCTTCTAAGTTTAAGAAGGTGTTTGGCTGTTTTGTTTGACTGAAGATAATCAGAAACACGTATATTAACTATTTCACCACCGTAATAATGAGCGCCTTTTTCTATTCCGTTTTTAGGAACAAAAAAACCATCGCTCGTATTAGTAGCTTGCAAGGATAATATGTGTCCTGAGTTAACAGTAAAATCTTGTTTTACATAATTTTTTGTTTTTGGTGTTATTTTATACATATCGTCAATACCGCTATGTAATTGCAATACTAACCTTGCACTAGAATCCACACCCATCAACCTATCACCAACTAAAATGTCTTGAACAGCTTTAAAAGATCCGTCAAACATAAGTATTTTTTGATTCTTTGCATGACAAGCCGTAGGCGCTATAATTAAAGGATTACTGCCGCGTCCACCGATAAAATAGCTATCAATGCTATTTACGGCTTCCATTTGGTACTCGCGTGGGATGATCATGATTCATGATCCATTGGTAATTGATAAGGATCACAACTTTCAGCGCAACCACTGGATCGATCATCTACCCTATCAACCATTTTGCGAAGCGCGTTTACATCCATACCTTGCGCTTCGTTAATTATTTGCGCTGATGTTTTGTGACCTCTAAAAAAAGTGCGTGGTATGTAGTGGGAACCAAACATATCTTCTTTTGGATGATTAGCTTTAACCTCGGTGTATTTTTCTTCCATGCGTTTATTAAAGTCAAACTTACTTGGATCTTCCAAAGCAATTAGCCAAAGCTTTTGATCTGATTTTTTCCAGCACGTTTTACAATTTCCTTGATGTGGTTTTAAATCCAACCTAAAAGGCTGATCTTCCCAAAATGTGTTAACGTCTTGCTTATCTGCTGGTATCCAATCAAGCAATGGATATACAAGATTGTATTCTTTGGTGCCGTACTGCGAACGTCTGTTATCTTCATCGGTGCGAATACCAATGGCCGTTAAGTTTTTATGATCACCTACTGATTTTCGATAGCTGTGCATAGCGCGAGTCTTTAATCGTTCACTACACTGCGGATAATTCATAGAAGGAATACCTTCTTTTTCTATATAATTTTCGTAAGGTTCGCCATTTCGTGAAGCGGTTTCAAACGTAACTATTTTATGTGTTTGTCCTTTTCCATGCTCCATGTGAGTAACTGCTTCAACCCATACAGTGTTAAAACCAAATTCATCATCACAGCGCTTGATAAATTCTAAAGTTTCCTCGTTTTCCTCACCAGTATTAGCAAAAACGGGGCGTATATCAAAGATATGGCCGTACTCGATCATTAAATTACGCGTCATATAGGCTGATGTTTCACCGCCCGAATTTGATACATTTAAAATAAACTTATTCACGCGAATTCTCCATCAGCTATTTTCTGCGCCAGTTGGGTAGAGTTAAACGAGTTTTCGCCAAAACCGTTTTCGAATACTTCGCCTTGCTTGGTCAGATAGCTAAGGTAGTTATCATTGGCTAATTCTTCTCTAAACTCGAACCCATCAAGCAAATGTTGATGAAAAACGTGTGACTCACACGGCTTAGTAGTGTCAATGGTAGTATCTTTGTGTTTGCAATACCATGTGCCGTCAGCCATAGGCTTGGAAAATATACAGGTGCGGCAGTTTACTTCAAGCTTAAACGTATCGGTATGGCAAACATCGCTATAGTCGCAATACTTACACTCGAAGCGGCTAGGGTCGGTGTGTAGTTTTTTGGGTATGGATTCGGACTCAACAACATGGATCATGTTGTTTTCTATTTGTTGAGCGTAGGTCGGATCGTACTGTATAACCTCGATGTACAGTTCATCCGTGTTTTTATTTACGGCAACGTACAGTGCTTGGGTAATATCAGCGCCCCAAGTATCACGGGTCCACTTAATGTAGATTTGCATTTGACCGTAGTGAAGCGGCTTAGAGTTTTTCACATTTTCTTTCTTTAGTTTTTTAAAACTGTTCTCGCCATGGGTTTTCATTTCACATACAAGCGTGGTACCCATCGTAAGAGAAGGATGTGCATCGGTTAGCACTTCTGCGAATCCATCAGTTGAGCCGCTTACGTGCTTGTTTTGGGCGCATACTAGCCTAAACTGTTCACCTTCTAGCGTTTCATTTATCACGCGAATACCTGCGCGGTTTAAATCATCCACAAAAACGTATTCTTCCTTGTGTCCACGTTGAAACAATTTGAGTATACGGCCCTCGAAATTCACCTTCTTTGCATGGCGAAAAGAATACCAAAGTTTGCGTAAGCATGGATCTGCCCCCATTGAAGCGCCAAGATGCGGCCTAAATGGTTCAGCGTTAAATTGTTTTTCATAGGATGCGTAGATAGCACCTACAATATCGGTAGCATTTTTCATAGTGGTAGTGCCTATTGTTATTCGCCGGTGTGGTAGTGGCGTTGTTTTATAAGTGTTGGCTCTGTTGATCCGGTACGACCGCAAATGTGCAATCCAAGGCAAAGCCAACACTGATAAACTTTCACCCAAAAACCGCAATCAAGCGGCTTAGGGTAGCTGTTACACTTTCGCAGTAACCGCGGCTAAATCGTCATTTAGCACCAAAGTGGTTGATATTCGTCACGAGCTAGCGGTGACACCCGTTATCAAGTTAACTGCCAATCACTAGCCAATATATCTGTTTGACTTGCTAACCACGGCACAACTGAGTGATCAGCCGTTTTCATATCTATATGCGGCAGATATTTAATATTTGTACCTTCAGGATAGAATTGGTTTAAAGGCGCTCTATTTACCTTAAATTCAGATCCGGCGACTAAAAATATAAACATGCCTTTCCCATTCCAACCTTCGCGCTGGACCTTTTCACCTTGGTTAAGCTTTCTTAACGCCCATCCAAAATCATACTCCTCCATCTTCACTTCCCCCATAAACGTAATCATCTTCGCGGCCAACTCCCCAATACATGAGAGAAAGCCGCACACTTTGTGCGACTAATGATAGATTAAACATCGTTAGTTCTGCGCAACCATGAACGCCGGTGTACCTTGGTTAGAATGGGACTGATTCGTCCCAGCATTCTGTTGTACACCCGCATTTTGGGTGCCTTGAGCATGCCCATTGTTCTGCGACTGTCCGTTTCCCGCGTTCTGCTGCACCTGCTGATTAGGATCGTAGTGCTGTGGGTTAGGTTGGTTTTGATAGTTCTGTTGCTGCGTAACCTGTTGTTGGCCTTGGTTTTGGCCTTGTCCTTGGTTTTGCTGTACCTGTTGACCTTGGTTTTGCTGCTGATTGCTTTGGCCTTGGTTTTGGTTTTGGCCTGTTTGCTGCTGTAACGCTTCGGCAGGGTAGAAGGACGCAACAAAGTTTTCATTGGTCTTTTTGTTAATATCAAGCTCAATGTAGATAGTTGAGTTAATCAATGCCGCAACGCTTTGTGCGTTAAGGCCTTGTGCAAACTGTGCGCCTAACGATGAATTACGTGATATGGCTTGTAATGCAATGTCAGTTGCTTTTTGTTGGTTTTTGGCCACAAACGCTTTGATTTTTTCATCTGTGTTAGCGGCATCGTGATCGATAACCAAGTTTTCCCAATACGGACGACTACTTTGACCATCACTTGCAGCGCCATAGCAATCAAACTTAAATTTAAGCAAGGTGCGTGATTTGCCAACGTGCTTACTTTTTGAATCTTGCGTGGTGCCTACCGAAAATTCAGCTTCGGTAATGTTAGCTTGATAGACCTTTTTAGGGATCGGGTTGTACTCGTCATAAGTACCTGTTACTTCTTGACCTTGGATCTGTATGTTAACCATTAGTTTGTGCCTTGTTGAGTTGTGGTAGATTGGGTTTGCTGTTGTTGCGGCATACTCGCGGCAACGTGTTTCATTAATTCACTCCAGTTCATAGGAATGGGCGTTTGAATGCCGTAGCGGTTTTTACTGGTGTACTTGTTAGAAGAATAACAGTGCAATACACGATTGCCGGTTTCTGTGACTTTGCCTTGCTTGGCGCCGAAACCTTTATCTTCCTGGCGGATCAATTGCTCAAGCTCGCAGTAAGCAACAATATCAGCTTGTGTATGAATGAAGTCAGCCATTTTTGGATTGACGTTTAATGTGTAGTGATCGTAACTACTTTTATCCGGCGGATTAAACGTGGTGACTTTTGAGTGGGCAATCAACACAATACCCATCCCTTTAACCCGGCGCAGTTCACGCAGGTCATTGATAAGTTGTGTAGACCACTCAACTGCGCGCGTATAGCCTTTGCCGTAACCACCACCAACATCTTCAATGGATTCGGCATTGTCTTTTTGCGTTAAGTCTTTCCATAGCTTTTTTTCAAGCGAGGTGAGCGAGTCGATAACAAGCCACTTGTAGTTATGGTCCTCTTTCATCAGCGTTTGGATCATCATTGTTAATTCTTCAGCCTTTTTAGGCTCAGGAAAAGTAGCAACATCCAACACGCCTAAACCGTCCTCTACTGGAATAAAGATAGGGTTTAATGCACCAGCCGCGAAAGAGGTTTTACCCACGCCAGCCGCCCCGTGTATAACGATAAACGGTGGTTTATCTAGCTTGTTACGGACTACTTGAGATAATGTAAACATAAACTACCCCTGTGGTTCGATTTTAATAGCAGGCTTAGCCGACTTGGTTTCGATAGTCGTCACTACCTTGCCGTATAACATAGGGTTGTCTGTAGCGAGTTTTTTAAACTTGCGCAGGTCTAGTTCTTCTTTGACGCGCACGACTTGTGGCGCTAAGGCCTTAAGCGTAGCTAAGTCTTTAATGCTACGGGTAAGCTTGCCGGTGGTGGTGATAACATACTCGTCAGTGTTAAACTTGCGAGAGCCTTCATCATCGACACCGCAGATCATAAGAAGCTGTGCTTCAAGCTCTTTGATTTCGGCAGATACTTCGGCAATACTGAATTTTCTCAGTTGAATAGCTTTAGCTAGATCGTTAACTTTGCTTGGATTGTTAGCATCGTGAGCAATGTTATCGTTTGCAATAGAATTGACAGTATCAAATTGCTTTGATACGCTTAGCAGTGTTAGGTTTGACATTGGTAGTGTCTCCTGATTGAACATAAGGTGTGGTAGCTTTATGTTTGCTTTTAAAGGGCTAGGCTTCGGCCTAGCTTTTTGGTTTTATCCCTTAGTAAATCTCTCAACTATCCGTAGTTAAGTTAGTAAACTTTCATCAGCTTGGTAGGCCGATGAGCTAAGACTATACGTAAAATTCCGTAAATGCAATTAAAAAGTTTGTAAAAGTGTAAAAGTTTTTATTACACATTTTCCATCAGTATAGGGTGTGAATTAATGTAAGGCAAAAGTTCTTCTGGCACTTGGTCTTTATCAATAACAAGTGAGTCATCTAAAAACCGCATTAATTTTCTTTCAGAACGTGTGTAACTCGTGCGATCGTGCGTCCTGTATTGGCAAAACGCAAAAGCTATTTCACCGTTTAATAAAAAGGGTTTGGCTTCAATAAGTTTAGCAGTATCTGCAACATCATTAGGTAAATTAACCAAATGCCTACTCAACCGCACGGGCTGAAAGTAATGTGTGAGCCTAATATATGTGTCATCGTGTACACAAAATCGTATATCTTCATTATAGTAAAATTGCATATCTAAACTATCTAGCAGGTAAAGCAGATCTCCACGCAGATCATCAATGGACGTTTGGTTGATTGAGTTTCTAAGTCTACTAACTTGCTTGCTTAATTTGTTCATCTCACTAAGCGCACGTAAAGCTACATGCGGATCTAATCCATTAATGACATGAGTGGTTAATTCGTTAAGCGCTTCTTTGGTTCGCCAAAACGCAGACAGTATTTGCGTATCTTCTTTACTATCGTCAAGTTCAATCACTCTATCGGGCTTATCAAGCCAGCCGGTGGGATAGTTAAAAGTAGATTCTATTTGCCTAGCAATCATGGGCCCAATATTCACGGGTTTATTTTCACGCAAAAAGTTAGAGCATTGCTGCTCTTTCTTGCCAAGCTTGTTTGCAAATAATTTAATTGAGTTATTACAATTTACTTGCAATGTTTTTCTTGCGTTTATATGTCGTATCTTAAATAGTTTTATTTGGTCATTAATCATTGTTGAGACTCCATTCTGTCTAACTTTATCATTCTGATAAAATATACGATCAAAAATTTTTATACAAACTTTAACTTTGTATAAATATAATGCAAGTTTTATAAGTTGCAAAGTTTTATCTTGCAAACTTTAAAAGTTTTATTTATTCTCTTTATGCTTTTCAACCACCACTACCACAAGAGTATGAAATGTTTAGAGAATATATACAGTCTTTATCAGAACAAGAAATGAAAGAATTTTTAACCGCTACCAAAATGTCACCCGAAACCTTACGCAATGCTTACATGCCAAAAGAGCCACTAAAGCGCGGTGTACCTCGCCCGGAAAGGTTAGCATCTATTATTATGGCCTGTGATGGAAAACTCCATGCGCTAACTATTTTAGAATACTTTGTATTTCAACCGGTCTTTGAAATACTGAAGCTTGAGGACGATCCAAAGCTTCACCTACGCGCCAAGTCCAGCATACTTAATTACGAGTAAGGGCTATGACTCCCTTCTCGCTAGATGTATTAGGCATTGCTGCTAAACGTAAACAGGAGCAAACCGCCTATATACCCCAAGATCCAAGAGCAGAATTTTTAAGTTGCTTGCGTGATGTTGGATTTGATGTTGATCACTTAGAGGAAAGCATAAACGATAAGCCGGTGCGCGTTAATAGCGTTCACGGCAAAAAGAACAAACCCTGTTGGTATAACTTTTCCATTGTCGACGGTGTTGGCTTTGGCGTATACGGCGATTGGCGCATGGGCGATGATTGGCACGAATTTCGTAGCGAGAACCACAAGCTATTATCGCCAGAAGAAAGGCGGCGAAATGACGAAGCCTATCGCATTGTTAAAGAAGCGCGTTACCAGCGTAAGTTATTAGATCAAAAACAAGCGGCAGTTACGGCGCAAAATACTATCGCGTCATTATCTGAATGTGGCCATGACTTTGCACATCCGTACCTGCAAAATAAAAACGTCCCTGCTTATGGCCTAAAAACCGATGGCGAGAGTTTATTTATACCGGTTGTTATTGATGGTGATTTTACGTCTTACCAAAAAATACACACCAACGGCTTTAAACAGTTTTTGGAATTTGGGGCCGTTGAATGCGGGTATCACTTTATACAAGGCACTACGACTAAAACTTATTTTGTGGAAGGGTACGCTACCGGTGCATCAGTACATCGTGCTACCCAAGGCAATGTCATTGTGTGCTTTAACGCGAGTAATCTACCAAAGGTAATTGAGCGATTTAGGCAAAACGGCAATCAAGACTCGTTTATTATTGCTGCTGATAACGATCACTTAACGGAAAAATCAGGTAAAGGAAATGCCGGGCTCAAATACGCCAAACTTGCTTGTGAAAAATATCCTAACGTAACTATGATCCACCCTGAGAATATTAAGGGTAGCGACTTTAACGATCTGGAAAGCGAACAAGGCTTTGAAGCACTAAAAGAAATACTCACCGGTAAACGTAACCGCATGAGCATTTTACAAGTGGATCAGATGGCACCTGTTACCGAGTCATGGTTTATTAAAGGCATATTGCCGCGTAAAAAGATTGCCGTTGCCTTTGGCTTGTCGGGTCACATGAAAAGCTTTGTCGCTATTGATATGGCTCTGCATTTAGCTTGCGGCATGGATTGGCACGGACACAAAGTAAAGCAGCAGCAAGATATACTCTATATCTGCGGAGAAGGGGCAAGCGGTATCCGTAACCGTGTTATCGCGTGGAAACAAGAGCATGGCATTACTAAGCCAGTGCCGTTTTATATGACCTCCTCGCCTGTGCTTATGCTGCACCGTGAACAAACCTCTATGATGCTTGATGCTTTGGAAGATTTTATGATTGAATCCGGTATGAAGAAATACCCGCCGCTCATAATAGTCGATACGCTAAACCGCAATTTTGGAGACGGAGACGAGAATAATACTAAAGATATGACCGGCTTTATTAACTCGCTAGAGGAAATTAGCGCAAAAACGGGATGTATGTTTTTTATTATTCACCATTCTAGTAAGTCTGACAGCACGCAAGCGCGCGGTAACGCATCCCTTAAAAACTCATCTGACTGTGAATATCAAGTCGAAATGGTCAACCATGAAGCGGTAAAAGAGGGTGTGGATTCACCAAAGATACAATTTACCTGTACAAAAATGAAAGATTACGGATACCCCGAACCTGTATTGTTTAATACCAAAGAGATTATTCTTGGTATGGATGAAGATGGGGACAATGTAACCAGTATTGTGTTGGGCAAATCAACCGAGACTAAACAAGAAGCTGCGCAAATGTACGGTTTACTTGCACGGCCTATTATGGCGTGCAGAACAGCGGCTGAAAAAGTAGCGGTGTGTATGCGTGATGCCTTATTTGCGTCTGCGGTAGCAGATATTCGTCATGCTAAGAAAAATCCACTTGGCTTTATTGTGCTGCAAAAACGTGTTGTTGATAGTCTGTTTAACGGCAAATGTGCGCAAAACGGTATAGCAGACGACAGTAAACGCCAGGGTAAGAAAAAAGCCATTAGTGAAATGATTGAAATAGGCGCTTTAAACGAAAATATCACTAAGGATTACACGCTACAGGGTAAAACTGTTCTTGATATATTAATTAAGAGTGCAGGGGTGGGGATATGATAACTCTTGAACTGCCATTCCCGCCAAGCAATAACCAATACTACCGCACTGTGAATAACCGTATTGTTATTAGCAAAAAAGGACGCGCCTATAAAAAACGCATTATTGCACTAATTGAACAGTACGGCCTTAATCAGTACCCCATTGATTACCCGATTATCGTGCGCGTTGAGTTTATGCCGCCAGATAACAGGGTAAGAGATTCTGATAACTTCCTTAAGGGATTGTTT